GGACAAGGACAAGGACAAGGACAAGGACAAGGACAAGGACAAGGACAAGGACAAGGACAAGGACAAGGACAAGGACAAGGACAAGGACAAGGACAAGGACAAGGACAAGGTCAAGGACAAGGACAAGGTAAAGGTCAAGGTAAAGGTCAAGGTCAAGGTCAAGGTAAAGGTGCTGGTGGATTTACTCAAAGTGATATTGATGAACTTGTAGATAGAATTTTGAAAGGTGCTGGAATGGATCAAGATGGTGCTCTTACACCAAATGACGTAAAAAGCCCTGGAGAATTGAAGGGCGGAACATCATCTTTTATTGATTCCGCTGATGGAACCGAAGACGGGAATTCTTGTTCAGACTGCGGTGGTACTGTTGATGATAAAGGAGCCCCTATTTACGGTGGAGGTGGTGGCTTAACTATGTAAAAATATAAGATAATATGATTAATGAAAATGATGGTTATGTTTGCCCAAAGTGTGGTAGAAACCACGATAATAGAGACAGTTCTGGAGGTGGGCCAAAGCAACCGACAAAGATTGATCCAAAAGAACTTGCCAAAAAATGGGATGATTTAAGAAAAAAAGCTGGAAGGTCTAATACATCAGGTGAAGGTACACTTGGATTTGATAGATTTATTCGTGGACTTGTAAAACCAAAAGTGAATTGGCGGAATGAGCTTAGAAATTTTGTTTCTTCTATTTTTAATGAATCTGATTATGCATATTCTGACAGAAGATTTACTCATTCTGGAATGCATATGAATACTTTGAAAGATATTGGTAGTGGTGGTTTCGAAGATGTTGTTGTTGCTATTGACACATCAGGCTCAATTGGTGAGGCAGAATTAAATACGTTTGCATCAGAATTAATGGAATTATTTAAAGAATATGATATTAATGATTGCTATATTGTTTGGTGCGATGATGCCATTACAAATATTCAACAAGTATCAGTTGGTAAGGATAACCCATTAGATATTAGTAAATTAAGACCTAAAGGATATGGTGGAACCAGTTTTATCCCACCATTTAAATGGATTAATGGTGATAAAAATATACCGTATAGTAGTAATTGCCCATTATCAAGTAGAAAAATACAATTTCCGAGGGGTTCATCTCCTGCATTTATTATTTATTTTACTGATGGTGATGTGTCCCCAGTGCCAACCCCAACAATGGTGTCTGGATATAGGGATAGAGTGTTCTGGGTTATTAAAGGTAAAGATAATGCGGGATTCATAAAATTCGGCAAAAAGATTTTTGTTGATACAATTAAATGATGATCGGGATAGAATAATAAAAAGGTGAGATTTTGTTTCACCTTTTTTTTATTTAAAAATTGATTTTTAAAAATAATATATAAAATAAAAAATTACTCACCATATGGAAAAGTTGAAGAAATTTGATATGTTCTCAGATGAATATAGACTTAATGAGAATTGGCTTACAAATGCTTTTGATCAGGTATTAGCATATTTTAAACGTAAGTTTTCTGGTAGCTCTTGGTGGCTTCCATTATTACAATTCTTAGTTAAGAAGGGGCAGTATAAAGGTAAAGTTAAAATATATATGCCAAACAATAAAAAAATAAATATTCCGTCCGAGTCTGAAATTAATAAAATGAGCATTGAAGATGACACAGATGATGATTTTAAAAGTGCTGGAAGCATTCAATCGGAACAAGACCTTGCACTTGAAGCACATAATTTACAGCATGCAAGGCGTGTTCGTGATGTATTTCCAGAAGAAGTTCAGGATGAAATTAAATTTCTTTTTAGAATGAAGCTTAAAAACCCAAAATCTCACCCAAATCTTTTTGTTTGGGGGGCTCCTGGTATTGGTAAAAGTGAAAGTGTTCGTGCCGTTTGTGAAGAACTGGGGCTTTTTATGATTGAAGTAAATTTAGCAAACTGCTCACCTGAAGATTTTATTGGAATTCCAGAAATAGTCACAGTTGCGACTGATTCAAGAGGTAAAGATGTTAGAAGAACTTCATATAACGTTCCAATAATTATGCCTTGGGATAATTGTGAATCTTTAGGTCTTAATGGCGGAATAATGTTCTTAGATGAAATGAATAATGCTACTCCAAAAGTTCTTGATGCGTCATTAAACTTAGCCCTTGACGGTACAATTCCTACTGCAAGTTATCAGCTTCCTTCCAAGTGGATAATAATTGCTGCTGGTAATAGGAAGGAAGATGCTGATGTTACAGATATGGGGTTTAGAATGAGTAACCGTTTTAAACATATGAATATGATAACTGATGCCCCACACTGGATAAAATGGGCTTCAAATAATCCTGATATTGATGGTGATTTAATTGGATTCATTAAATTTTCCGAAGAATGGTTACATAAGATGGACCCTGATGATGAACAAGAAAACTGGCCCAGCCCACGTACATGGGTAAAAGCTAATAATGACTATGTTTTAAGAAAAGAAGAAGCTGGTGGTAAACTTCCAAGACAGAAAATTGTTGATATCTTCACTGATTATGTTGGCCCACAAGCTGCTGGTCAATTTGCTGCATACCTTGATTTGAAGGATAAGTTTAACTATGCACAGGTTCAAGATGTATATGAAAATGGAGCTAAAGCTAAAGCTACATTAAAGGGTCTTAATGTTCATGAACAATCCGCTGCTATCTTCTCAATTGCATTCTTCAAGAGAAATAAAAAAGTTACACTTCAAGAAATGAAAAATGTTATTGACTGGGCTATGACATTGGATAACTTCGAAAATACTACATTATTGATATCGTTCTTTAAGAAAGTACATCCTTATATTAAGACAGATGAACCTTACAGGGATATATATCAAGATTATCTTAACTTATGGCACGAAGACAAATATGGTAAAGAATTCATTGACAAAGTTGAGGGTGAAGGGGATAATACACCCCCAGATAAAGATAAACCTAAAGGCAAAAAAAAGTAAATAATCATGCTAATTAAATTTGAAGACTATAGTAATTACTATCATTTGAATGAATGGACTGTAAATGGTGCTGTCGATCAAAGTGCTTTGAAGAAAATTCGGGAGGCTATGGTTATTGTTATGACAAATTTTGGGTTTTTCTCCGATCTACTTTTTAATCTTAGAATGAAGGAAATGGTTAATAAGAAAGAGGTAGAAACTATGGCTACTGATGGTAGGAATATTTACTATAATCCACACTTCGTTAAAAAACTTGATGTAAAACAGGTAGTTTTTGTCTTATGTCATGAAATTATGCACAATACGATGTTACATTTTTATAGGCAAATGTCAAGAAATGGTGAACTTTGGAATATTGCTGGAGACTATGCAATTAATATTATATTAAATGAAATGAGATCAGATAATATTTTGACGAACCCTGTTAAAATTTTGTTGGATGATAAGTATAAAAACATGAGTGTTGAGCAGATTTACGAAGAACTTATTGAAGAGCACAGACCTAAAAAAGGTCAAGGTGGCGGAGGTGGTCAAGGTCAAGGTGGTAGTGGTAGTGGAAGTGGTAAACCTAAGCCAGGTCAAGGCAGTGGCAGCGGTCAGGGTAGAATGCCAACCCCCGAAGAAATGAAAGATATAATTGATGCTATTAAAAAAGGTGCTGGGTTGGATCAGGATGGTGCATTGACAGCAAATGATATCTTACAACCAGGGCAACTTGGTAATGAAGGTGAAGATGCATTTACTCCAGAAGCTGGTGAAGCCGCTGGTAATGAGGTTCTACAAGGAACACTTGATGCTGGTGAGCTTGCAAAAGTGTGGGGAGATTTAAGACGAATGGCTGGTAGTAGGCACATTTCTGGTAAAGGTAGTGCTGGTTTAGATCGATTTATTAAAGATTTAATTAAGCCCAAAATTAATTGGAAAACGGAACTTAAAAGATTTGTTGCTACTGTATTTAATAGGTGGGAATATGCATTACCAAATAAGAAATATGTTAGTAGGGGTCAATATTTAAATACTCTTAAAAAAGTTGGTCGTGGCGATTATCAAGATGTTGTTGTTGCTATCGACACATCTGGGTCAATTGGTGAGACCGAATTGAATACATTTGCTGTCGAATTGTTGAAGCTTTTTAAAGAATTTAGTATTGAGAATTGTTATATTGTATGGTGTGATGATGCAATTACTAATATTCAGAAATTCACAATTGATCGGACAAAACCATTAAATATTGCTAAGTTGAGACCTAAAGGTTATGGCGGAACCAGTTTTATTCCACCGTTTAAGTGGATTAGGGGGGATAAAGATACTCCGTTTAATAGTAATTGCCCACTTGAAGCCAGAAAATTGGTTTTCCCAAAAGGTAAGAATCCAGCTTTCATGATCTATTTTACAGACGGTGATAATTCCCCAGTCCCAACAGGATTTTTAATTTCAAGAATTAAAAGTAGAGTTATGTGGGTTATCAAAGGTAAAGATAAAGCAGATTTTATAACTTTTGGTAAAAAGATTTTTGTTGACACTATAGAATGATATTAAATTATTAAAATTTAAAGGTGGGATTCCCCACCTTTTTTTATGTATTTTTTGGAAAAAAATGGCATTTTTTTATTAATATATAACTCATAATTGTATCCAAAAATAATAAAAACTGCAAGATACATTACCAAAAAAATAAAATAAAATATGAAAAACTTAAAGTATGATTTATTCGAATTTAAGAGAAGTCTTGCTCTTGAAGAGACAGAGGTTGGTTTCATTATCGAGCATTTTATGCAAAATTATGATCTTTTATCAGAAAAGGAATTAGTTGAACAATTAAATGCAAGGTTAATGCCACATAGCTGGGATACTGGCGTTAAAAGGCTTATGGAATCGATGGAAACGGAATTGAAGGCTGATCCAGTTAATTACAATTTAAAGGACCTTTACAAAAAGATCGAAAGAAAAAATTATGGTGAGATGTATCGCCCAGCTTTGAACTCTATTTTGAATATTATTAATCAACAGGACAATGATTCTAAAATGGAGTCAATTATGAATGAGTTAGTAATTCATGATTGGATTCCAGAAGTTAAATTATTTTTAACAGGCTATTCAAAAAATCCTATTGAAAGACAGAATTTAAATAATTCAGGTAAGGCTTCTAAAGTATTTACATTGGTAGAAAAAGTTGAAGATGGTACGATGGCATTTATAGCTGAAAAATGGTTCTTAATTACACCAGATGAAATTAAACAGACTTTGGCAGAAAACCATATTAAGGATGCTGAAAAATTGAAAGAAATCAGAATACTTGAAAAGGCAGTATCAATGGCAGATATTAGCGAAGATAAAATTAGCTTCAGAATTGATGAAAATTTAACTCTTAGCATTTCAACAAAAAATGAAAAAGATATATTTTTGAATGAAGAGAAATTGGATAAGGAAACAACATTGGAAAATTTATTTACATCAAAAATTATTCCTTGGCTTAAGAAAGATTATTACGTTTTAAGTTATACAACTGCTCAGAACATTGATAAATTTGTAGATTTGGATATTGCACTAAAAGTTGAAAACTTCTTACATCCATACATGGAAAGTTATGTTTTTAATTACAAAGATAAAATGTATACATACACAAAAGACGCAAGAAGAGGAAATGCTTTCTACGAGTATACTTCCGCTAATGATCTGATCAACGATCTTCAGAAAGACCTTGATTATGACTTGTCAAAATTCTTAGAAAATAAACTTTCAAAAGAATTAAAGCACTTGCGATCATTAGAGGATAAAGAAAAAAAGGTTGAAGAAAAAATTAAAGAAGTTAATGAATCAATTGCATTACTTAGGGATAATGAAGTTTTAGTAAATTCAGATAAGCAATTAAAGAAAACGTTTAATGATTTACTCCTTTATAAGCATGAACTATACGAAAATTTAAGAGATGTAAAGGATGATAAAATTAAGGCAAAAAGAATGATTCTATAATTTAATTAAGTTAAAGACTTATAAAATGCCCCGAAAAATCGGGGCATTTTTTGAGTCTGAATATAAGGAACTTTATGCCGAAGTCTTAAATCGTTGGCATGAAGAAAAATACAAACATTTGTAAAATAATTCAATTAAATAAAAAATGCTCAGAAAATAATATTTCTGGGCATTTTTTTTATTTAATTTAAACTAATAATTAATTAATTACTATAAGAGTCGTATTTACATATCTACATATATAGATGAATTCATATGTGTGGTGATATTTTTTAATTAAAAGGCTTTAAATTTGAGATTTTTTGCAAAAAACAACCCCAATATATGCCAAGATATGTAGATGATACAGAATTCTACTTTGAAATTGTTGTTTCTAAGGGCCGAGGAAGACTGACCAAAAAAACCGAAAGAATGCTAATAAAAATTGGTGAAGAAATGATAAAAAAATTCGATAGACGATATAAAACACAGGAAGATAAATTTGATTGCATGCAGCAAGGAATATTATCAATGTTCCAAAATTGGAAAGGATTCAATGAAAAAAGATATTCATCCCCGTTCACATACTTTTCGGAGATTTGTAAACGGGGAATAGCTGGTGGATTGAATCAATTATATCAGAAACGAAACAACCAAGAAACACCAAAAATGATTAGTTTAAGTCATTCAAATGAAGGTAAGGGATTACACAATATTTAATTACATATCGAATCGATTTGCGTTATTGTTAATTTCCCATTGTTTTCTGTATTTATCAGACCAAATCTTTATTTCTGGTAATTCGATGATTTTATCTAATGGTCGTGGATCATAATAATTTAATGTGGTTTCAAATGGTGGATTTTCGTTTACAATAACAAACATAACAACTTTTTTTATTTCACGAGTAAGAGTAAATTGACTAACCAGCTTATCTGCGCATAATTCTTCTAATTTTTTCTCATATTCCATAATCTTTTTTGATAATTCTTTATCCTTATTAATTATAGTTCCAACGCTATCCATTTCCTTTGCCAATTCCATTCGTTTGTGACCAACATATTTTTCAAATAGTTCATCAATATCAATAATAATATACTCCAATTCTTGTTGTGAATTTTACTTATTTTCGAACATTTTTAAATGCTTCATATTTGTATATATAAAATTCGACATAGAAAATTATATATATACCAACATGACAAGAAGAGGCGGAAACCCGTATGCAAAATTTCGTTGGGAAGGATATGTTGATTCTACCCCCAACCCAATCAATCTACCATCAAATATTTATGATGATAAAAGTTTCATAATGTTGGTACGAGATATTCAATTTCAAGATATTAAGAGTAATGCTTATAAAGGCTTTAATAGTTTATATGATGTGGCTAAGAAGAATGGGGGTAATTACATTGAAGTAAATAATAATTATCAAAATATTCAGGACCCTCCAAATCCAGATTTAATCAATCATCTCAGGAAAAAAAGATAAGGATATGGACACTATTAAAATTGAAAAAGCAAGGGAAATTTATATGTCCCGCCTGTTAAATGAGCAATTTGAAAATAAGCATGAAAATAAATTGCGAAAAGAAAAATTGGATAAACTATCAGATATAATTTTTTTGAATGAGTTACAACAGGTCAAACATAGGGAATAGCAAGGGAAAATATCGCCAGGGGTATTATATACTTATGAATCCTAATAAATATCTTGGTGATCCAACTAAAATTGTTTATAGGAGTTCTTGGGAACTGGCATTTAACAAATTTTGCGATTCAAATGAAAGTATTATTAAATGGAGTGCTGAGAATATCGCAATTCCATATCAAATTACAAATGATATTGGTCAAGTAGAAGTGCATCGTTATTATCCAGATTATTACATAGAAATGATAACTGCTGGGAATAAGGAAAAATACGATAGACTTGTAGTTGAAATAAAGCCAGTGGCTGAGTTATCACTACCTAAAAAACCAAAGGGTCAGACGTTAAAAATGCTCGAAAATTATGAATATTCACTTAGAACATTCAAGAAAAACCTTCATAAATGGGCATATGCCAAAGAATGGTGTGAAAGACGGCAGTTAAAATTTTTGATTATAACTGATGATTTTTTACGGGAAAAGGGTTTGATCCGTTAATATATAATGTATGTCATTCAAAGAAGATGTACGAGCTCTATACGGGCAATATGGTAAAGATATCAAAAAGATTCGTGATGATTCTACAATAGAAATGTTTTCCCGTTGCTTTAAGAATCCATCCCCGCAAGTAAAACCAACTATTATACAAAAGCTTCTTAAGGGTAAATTTTACATTATAAGATACAATTATAATGGTAATAAAATTTGGTGCCCAATATTTACGATAGATTTCAGAATTTATCAAAATAAGAATATATTATTTGCTATAAATTTTGATTATTTACCAACTGAATATAAAGTAATATTAATCGATAATTTATTAGATGATAGTACTGCCAATTTTAATGCAAATGTTCAATTTGCTGGTAAGGATGCTATGAGTGAACAACCAATAAAAAATATCACATTTGAAAATACATATAGTTTTTTAAAACGTAATGCTAAAAAGGAATATTGCATTACAGCTTATGATGTACTTAAAATAGAAAAGATTTATGTGATATCAACAACGATATTACACAGATTTGTGTTTATTGATACATTTTATATTAATAGAAAGATGATGCTTGACACTTTGATGCACACTGAAGATCAAAAAATCAAGCTTGATCTGATGAAAAAAATCGAAAAATATGAAGAATTGGCTCAATTATATGAGCAAGATATTGAGAAATTTCATAAGGCACTCCGCAATTTTGAAGACAACCTAAAACTCTATAAGTGAGAGGAACAGCCATTTTTAATATATAAGCAAAAAATAATAGTTAATTATGCCTACCTATAATAGATTTAATCAGCCAAATTCCATGTATGAATTCGGTAGAGGTACCAACAAAAGTTTCTCAAATAAATTATTAAGACGACTTTCAAATTTTGGTCAGGATTATCAAAGTATGGTTGTAAAAAATAGTCAAGCTATCGGAGCTTTTCAGGATACAAGCAATTTAATGTACGAACCAGGAACCAACATGTATGATCTTTTTACAAAAAAGGTTATTTCAAAAATATTAGAAAAAAAATCAATCGCATACCTTGATCGTAGGTACTTAGATAAAAGAAAAATTTTACATCAGTACGCTATTAAAGAAGAAATAAAAGATTACTTAATTAGAGTTGCAGATGAAACAATAATTTTTGATGATAATAATTATTTCTGCAAAATTCAGGATTTACCAGAAATTTATGATCAGGTGATTAGAACAAAATTCCATGAAAATTTCCGTAAGATTTACAACAATTTTGGATTTAATGATGGTATTACAGCTTGGAATTATATGAAATCATTCTTGGTTGATGGGTTTTTAGCTTTCGAAGTAGTTTATGACGATAAGCAGAAGGAAGTTATCGATCTTAACTTGTTAGACCCATTAACACTTGTTGTAGCAACCGAACCAGGAACAGCCACCGTTATTTGGATTCAAAACCCAGACATCCCACAATTAAGGCGGGTCTTATTGGATGCAAGTATCATTTACATATCATACAGTAACAACTTGGATTATGATGAAACCAGTTATGTCGAAGGTTTAATTAAACCTTACAACCAATTAAAACTCCTTGAATATACTAAGTTAATGTATAATATAAACCAAGCATCAATTTATAAGAAGTTTGTTATTCCTGTTGGGGGGTTAACTCGTCAGCAAGCAGAACAGCAGATTTTGCAATTAATGTCAGAATACCACGAAGATGTTGAGTGGGATGACAAATTGGGCATACCATATATAAATGGTTCAACTAAAATTCCACACAGTAAAGATTATTGGTTCCCAACATCCGATCAGGGAACACCTGAAATGGATATTATTCAACCACAGCAAGCAGATTTAAATGAAGATCAGGTTTTGAACTGGTTCTATAGAGCACTCAAGAGGGCATCTAAATTACCATTTGGACGACTTGATGAAGAAACTGGTGGTGGTAATTTTGTAGATGACACTGCATCTATAACTATGGATGAAGTTAGGTTCAAGAATTTTGTTTCAAGGCTTAGAACTATGTTCAAAGAAATTATAATTAAGCCTTTGAAAACACAGATGGTTTTGGATTTTCCAGAACTTCAGGATGATAAAGTTTTCGATAGTTATTTAAAACTTGAATTCAATTCAAATAATTTGTTTGAAGAGTGGAAATTTTTGAACAACTTAGCCAAAAGATCAGACATTGCATCAACATTATCAAATAATCTTCAGGATCATAATGGAATGGCGTATTTAAGTATTGAGTGGATTGTAAGAAACATTATGAAGTTTACTGATAAAGATATCGAAGAAAACAATAAGTATAAGATGATGTCAGGTGCCGCAGGGCCAGGATCTGGTGGTGGTGGTGCCCCTGCTGGCGGTGGTGCCCCACCAGCAGATATGGGCGGAGGTGATATGGGCTTAGGTGGCGGAGGTGCACAAGGTGCTCCACCGCCAGCACAAGGTCAGGGAGCACAAGGTGGCGGTGCACAGGCACCAACAGGTGGGGGTAATCAAGCACAAGGTGGTGGAGGCGGAATTAGCCAAGGCTCACAGGGTGAACCAGCACCACAATTCTAAAAAATAATAAAATATATGAGTTTAGACAGAAGAGTAGTATCAATTTTACAGTATAATGGAATTGATGTAAATGAAGTTGAAGAGTTTCTTGGCGTTAAAAACAATTGTTATGAGATCATCATGAAAGGTGAGAAAACTCAATTGAAAATTCCAGAAAATGCTGATTGTTTTGTGGTAGATGAACCACGTAAAATTAAAAAACATAAAAAAGTTGAAATTGAAAATGTTCCTGAAAAAATCCCTGAGCTAATCACAGAAAAAGTTATTGAATCGGAAAAATTGGAAATGTTAAATGATATTACATCCACCACTCCATTGGAACTTATAGATAAAGAAAAGAAAAATAAAAGGGTTAAGGTTAGTGACAAAAAAATAAAAATTGTCGATAACCAAAAAAATAAATCAGACGATGAATTCATAAATATACTTTGATATTTTTTGTCGGTTTTAAAAAAGAGCCATCAGTGTGTACTGATGGCTCTTTTTTTTGTAACTATCACAGTATCTCAAAAATAGAAAAAAGTCACTTTTTTATGATAATATATAAAAACAAAAAACCTAAAAAAGTATGAAAAAACCAGTCCTTATTGTTGAAAATTGTACGGACGGTTTGAGAACTCTAAACGAGGAAGCCAAAAAATCTGGCGAGTATATCTTAGGTGGAACATTCACAGAATTCAACGTTGAAAACAGAAACAACAGGGTTTACACTGCTGAAAAGTTCATGCCACATTTAAATGATTTACTTAAAAGAAAAGCACAATTGGGCGTAATCTATGGAGAATTTGACCATCCTGACGTTTTTGATACTTCATTATCAAGGGTTTCACATACAATTGAAAGTGCCACTTTTATTAAAGACAAAAATATAGTAAGTGGTGAAATTCGGTTGTTGTCAACTCATTGGGGCAAGGAGGCGAGAGCTCTTGTCAATGACGGCTGTCCTATTTTCGTATCATCAAGAGCGGCTGGCATTACCGAGTCTGATGGTACAGTGACAGTTAAAAAACTATTTACTTACGATGCGGTTGCAGACCCAGGATTTTCCTCTGCACGGATGGAAGTAAAATCTATAAACGAAAGTTTAGGTTTTAACGAAAATGCCAACTTTAGGATTTACGATTTGTCCGAAGAGTCAAAAATTAATGAATTATTCGAAATGAACAACCAAGAAACCGTAACAAAGAAACAGATGCTTGAGTATTCGAATTATCTAACAGAGGAGATCGAGAAGTTTAAAGGCGAAATCAATAAACTTATTGAAAACAAAAAAGATTTCGATCCATCCAGATTAGAAGCCGCACTTGAGTATTACGAGAAATTACAAGAATCTCAAACAAAAATGACCAAATATTTGGATTATTTGGCTGAAAAGCTCCAGATTGTTGTAAATGAAAACATCGAGTTGAAGAAAACTACAACCGATTTGATCAACCACAATGATTATTTAGCTGAAAATCTTGAAAAAGCTATCAATTATTCAGAATACATTGCTGAAAGTCTTGATAAATCTATTGATTATAGCAAGTACATAGCAGAAACTTTGGATAAGAACATTGATTTTTCAGAATATATTGCTGAACATGTTGATAAAAATATCAAATATTCAGAATATTTAGCTGAAAATCTTGACAAGTCTATCGATTATTCAGAATATGTTGCTGAAAATCTTGACAATTCAATTGCCTATTCAGAATATTTGGCTGAAAATCTTGACAATTCAATTGCCTATTCAGAATATATTGCCGAAAATCTTGACAATTCAATTGTTTACTCAGAGTACATTGCCGAGAATCTCGACAATACAATTGCTTATTCAGAATATATTGCTGAGCATGTAGATAATAACATTTCCTATTCAGAATATATTGCTGAACATTTGGATGACGCTATGGCATATACCAATTATATTGCCGAAAGCCTTGACAAAACAATTGAAAAAAGTAAGCAACTTACCGAACAACTTAAGCAGGGTAAAGTTAACGAAGGATTTTATTTCATTACTCCTAATGATATGAAAGCTATCAATGTTGACAAGTATTACGAAGATGTTGAAGATGAACTTTCAGCTCAGCCAACCGAAGCTCCAGCAACAGTTGATCAACCAGTTGATGGTGCACAACCAGTAGAAAGCCCACAGGCACAATCTGACGTACCTCAAGCACAGGATGAACTCCCAACCGAAACCCCAGACGAACTCCCAACCGAAGACCCACAAGCCGAACTTGGCGATGGTGACGAAGCGATTGTGGATTACACACCTGGCGACACAGTCGCTGTAGGTGATCAGACTGGTGAAGTTCTTGCTGTAAACCCACAGAGCGGATTATTAGTAATCCAGCTTGACGGACAGGAAGAACCTGTTGAAGTTCAGGAATCGAAAGTTACCAAATTAGGTGACAAGTTGTTCGAATCACAGAAATCTCTTACAAAGAATATAAACAGATTGATCTTAGAAACTAAAAAAAGAAAAGCTTCAGATGACGATCAACCAAACTTCTTAATGTTTTTGTCCGAGAAGAGAAAAGCAGCCTATTTTAACTTAACCGAAGAGGATAAGACAAAGGTGAAAATCGCATTAAAAGAAAGCGAAGGTAAATACACCAATGAACCTCAGGTTTTAGCTATCATGAGCGAAGCCCTCTCATCAAAGAGAAAATCATTCAATGAAATCTTAATCGAAGCTATGCCTTCGGACTTACTTCCAGTATGGGAGAAAGTTGATCCAAGATTCCAACAGACAATTTTAAGCCAAGCAAGGTTAATTCCTAACCTCGATAGCCCACAAAAGTTTGAAAGTTTCTGGAACACCAGAGATTTATCAAGGTATGCAAACGAAAAACCTACAAAAAAATTATTGACCGAAACCAAGATCGTTAATGAGAACAAACTATCTGAAAATGAGCTTGATCGTTTCAAATCAGTGTTCGAAAAATTGAAATCATAAAAATGGAAAAAATTGACATTTTTTGATGAATATATAAGAATACTAAAAAATACAAGACACGCAAGGTCTAAAAAATAAAAAATAAAAATGAATCTAATTGTAGACAAACAAAAAGCTAATAAAAAGTGGGCTCCAGTAATGGACTCCTTGGGTGTTACCGACCCCTATAAGAGAGAATGGATGAGCGAATATGCTGAAATGCACTCTTTGAACGAAAATGTGGCTTATACCACGTTAGGTACAATGAACGGTATGGGTCCTGTTGTTGCAGCTCAGCCTTCAGCAACTCCTGGTTTAGTATGGGGTGACTATGGCTCAGGTGCTGGTGGCATCGGATCAGGCGATATCGGACAGAATCTTCTTCCAGTATCAATGAAAATCGCAGCTCAGACCATCGGTCTTGATTTAGTAGCTGTTAAGCCTTCTTCTTCACCAAAGGTTGATATGTTATTCGTAGATTTCAAATATGATAACGTATCTGATGTTACATCAAAAGACGAAAGACCAATTATGTTCGGTCTTAATATCGCTAACGCAAGCGTTAAGGCTGCTTTAAATGCTGCTTTAAAAGGTGCAATGGCTGAAAAACTTGATGCTAACTTAGAGCCTGTAAGGGAAAAAGTTGGTGGATTGACTGACAGAATCTATGTTCACCTTTCAGGTGGAACTATTGCTACTGCTGCTGTTTATTATGCATTAGGTGGACAGCCACTTGCTTATGCTGATATCAAGAATTTTGATTCAACAATGGCAACTGCTGGTGGAACACAGGCTAAAGAAGGCTGGATGGAATTCTTAGGATGGTCACGTATCAATGGCTACCCAATGTTTAGAATCTTCCGTCAGTTTAACACAACTGCTAACAACCAAGGTTGGAACTTTGTGAATGACAGAAATACCTTCCCAACAGGAACTTACACTGGTGGCGTAAACTATTCAATTTTCGAATTGTTGATGTCTGGTCCTTCAGTACAGGTTGCTTCAGGTAGTACCGTAACTAATGTACCTTTGACTGGCTTAACTATTGAATTGGTTTCCTTGATGGAAGACCACATTCCTGGTTTCTCAGCCGCTTGGTATATGAACACCCCACAGACTCGTGACGTTGAAGAAAAGACCTACCCAGGTGTTATCGGACCCGACATTTTCACAAAAACTATTCAGGTTGGTTCAATCGAAATCAGTTCAGCATTGAAACGTACTCAAATTGAGGACATCAAGGCTGCAACAGGGATGGACATTGTCCAGAAACTTGAGTCAGTTCTTGTAAACGAGTTGACACAGACTATTTCAAAACAGATCGTTGATAAAGTTGAAGAACTTTGCGATCAGAACAGGGGTGCATGGACAACTCCTAAGAATACAGATGGAACACCAAAGTTTGACTTTGACGTTGATTCTTATCTTAGAATTGCTGCTCCAACACCTGGAGGTGAGACAACTCACTCAATCCAGCGTAAGCTTATTGCCAAGATCAACAACGCCAGTAACTTTATTGCTACTGAAGGTCGTGTTGGCCCTGCCCAGTATCTTATTACCAATGGTAACTTAGCATCCGTTATTCAGGATGTTGCTGGTTACACCATTAACCCTGTTAAAAACGTTAACTTAAACGCTAACGGTCAGTTATTCCCAATGGGAAATATCGGCAACATCACAATCTATGTTGACCCTTACCAGAGATGGGATGACAACAGAATCTTCCTTGGAAGAAAGAACTCGATTGAACAACCTGGTTTGGTTTTCATTCCTTACCTTATGGCTCAATCAATCTCTCTTATCTCAGAAGCTACCTGGGCCCCACGCATGTTAATTCGTAGTCGTTATGCAATTGCTGACATTGGGTTCTTCCCATGGAAACAGTTCATGACCATTAAGGTTACTGATAACAACGGTGTATTGATCTAATCAGTGCTTGCCGATACAAAAAAGGTTGGAAATTTTTCCAACCTTTTTTTTTTTTATAACACATCAAGATAATGCTTTAGGCTATGGAATAAAATTAAACTTTATATGAAATTTATAATATATAAATAAAAATTTTGCTATGATTATTACAACTGAATTAGACATAAAAACAACAATCAAGAATATTGGGTATTATAAGAAATTAGGATTTGATATCAATGCTGGTGATCAAATAAAAATTAGAGTTGAGCAATTACCAATTCATTCTAAACAAAAAGTTAAAGTTAGTTGTGATAATTGCAATTCTAATTGTGAAATAAATTATTCTAATTATTATAAGAATATAAAAAATGGTAATTATTATTGTAAAAAATGCTGTAATATTAGGGCAAAGAAAACAAATATTAAGAAATATGGTGTTGAAGCCCCATTACAGTCAAATAAAATAAAAAATAAAAGTGTGCTAACTAATATAGAAAGATATGGTGTACCGTATGCCTCACAAAATTATACAGTAAAAGAAAAACAAAAGAAAACTTGCAAAGAACGTTATGGTGAAGATTATTTTATGAAAACTAATAGTTTTAAGAATAAATCTAAAGAAACATTAATATCAAAATACGGAGTAGATTCACCATTAAAAAACAAAGATATAAAAACCCAAGTTGAGCAAACGTGTATTGATAGATATGGTTTTAAAACTCCTCTTCAATCAGATTCAGTTAAAGAAAAAATATCTAATACAAAAGAATATAAATATAATGATAAAAATTATAATAATAGAGAAAAATATAAAGAAACAAATTTAAGCAGATATGGAGTTGATAATCCAATGAAATTTAATAACAGTGGTCATACATATGGTTGTGATTGCCCAAAATGTAAAAATGTTATAAATATAGAAAATAAAAGAGAAAATATAGAAAATTTAAAAATACGTGCCAGTATAAAGCATAATAATTTCTATGACTATTCATTAATTATTGATCATAAATGTATGCATGATAATATTCAAGTTATATGCCATAAGCATGGAGAATTTACAACTAATTGGGGTGGTCATATTATAAAAGGGCGTGGGTGCCCAACATGTGCATTAGAGAATGCGTTTGACACTCAAGAAGATTTTATCAATAAAGCTAAAAATGTTCATGGTGATTTATATGATTATAGTAAGGTTGTTTATAAAAAAGCGACAAAAAAAGTAGAATTGATATGTTCTAAGCATGGAAGTTTTTTTCAAAGACCTAAGGATCATTTAAACAATAAACAAGGTTGCCCTAAATGTAAAGAATCCAAAGGTGAACGATTGATAATGGAATTTTTTAAAAATAACAACATAGAGTATGAATATCAGAAAAGTTTTCCAGATTTAAAGGATAAGGGTTTACTTTTTTTCGATTTCTATATACCAAAATTAAATTTGTGTGTAGAATTTGATGGTGAGCAACATTTTAGATCAGTAGAGGGGTGGGGTGGTGAAGAAACATTCGAAAACGTCCAAAGACGGGACGAGATGAAAAACGATTATTGCAAAATAAATAATATCAAATTATTCAGATTATCATATGTTGATTATGATAAAAAGGATATAGAAAAAAAACTTGAATTGTTGTTGGCCCTTTTATGATTATCTTCCAAATATTGCTCGTCTAACTTCTTTCCAATCCACACGTTTTTTTAAATCAAACAATTTCATTGCGGTTTCGGATAATGTGTAGTTATTATATCTCCACCATTTATCCATTTTCTTTATTTGGTTCTTAATATTCTCTGGGTCTTTGGATGGTGTGTGATAATCAATTTTATCATAGATATTATACCATCCAACTCCGTCATTACATGTGCTTTCAACAAAATCAACATTGGCATCTCGACTAAATTCAGAAAATGGGCGAAAGTATCGTACATCTTTATCAATTTCAAATGAATTATTTGGAATAATATGCATTAAATTTTTAGTTCTGGAGCCAGCATCATATTTCTCTAAATCTCTATCGTCAAATACGTATGTTCCGTTTCTATCTCGTGCATCACTGGGAATATCTTCCCACTTTTTAAATATTTTCATTATAATGGTGTTTTATGCAAATATAAATAAACAAAATCGTTTTTTATGGCTAAAATAAAGAAAACCTTAAAGTAATGAATATTATTGTTTTTTCAAAAGATCGGTCATGCCAATTGGACCTATTTCTTCGGTCAATGAAATTATACTTCAAAGAATTCAGTGAGAATAAAATCAATATATTATATACATTTTCTGATTCGAAGTTTGAACGTGGGTATGAGCAGTTAAAAACTGTTCATAATGATGATAATATCAATTATGTTAAGGAAAAAATGAAATTTAAGGATCATGTTATTTCATTAATTGATCAAAGCGATGAATATACAATGTTCTTTGTCGATGATATTGTATTTAAGAATCAGTTCACATTTGAATCAAAACAATTTAAATTATTCATGCTGGATGAAAGTATATTATGCTTATCGTTGAGATTACATCCTAAGTTATCATACTGTTATCCAGCCAGAGTTCACATGGTCCCGCCAAATTTTGAAAATAACATGACTTTTAGGTGGTTTGGAGAAGCTGGCGACTATGGTTATCCGATGAGCTTGGATGGTCATATTTTTAGAACAAAGGACATTTTCCCATTAATCCGAGTATTATCATATACTAATCCAAATTCAATGGAAAGTATTTTAGCATATTGTCCTTTGAATAAACCAAAGATGATATGCTTTGACGAATCTATTATCATGAACTTACCGATTAATAGGGTCCAAACATTTAATACAAATGTTTGCGGTAATGTATCCGCCTCATTATTAAATGAACAATTTTTAAATGGTAATATTATAGATATGGAAAAATTTAAGGGGTTTAAGAATATATCGTGCCATCAGGAGATGGATATAAATTTAATTAAAGAATAATATGTATAAAATAATAGAACGTGAAAGTGGTAAAATCGTAGGTGAAATACCAGAAGATCATTGGTCAATTAAGAAAAAGAATGGAAATACAGTATATTGCCAATTTCATCTGGAAGAAAAGCTAAATTACAAAAAATAATAGAAAACAATGTTACTAAATCTTAACATGCTGTACAATAAGTACAAACTCCGTATAAACGGGGTAATTCATATTGGTGCCCATTATGGTACCGAAAATTATTCATATAAAAATCATGCTATCGAAAATAAGATGTTTTTCGAGCCTCTGCCGCACGTTTTTGAAATACTGAAGCAGAACGTCACTGATGCAATTTTAGTTAACAAGGCACTTGGAAATGATAATAAGCGGGTCAAAATGTATGTGGAACGTGATAATCAAAGTCAGTCCAGCTCCGTTTTAAAACCAAAGATACATACATTACAGTATCCACACATTAAATTTAAAGAAACAATTGAGGTTGAAATGACCAGATTGGATGATTGTGAGTTTGATAGAAGCAAATATAATTTCATAAACATCGATGTCCAAGGATATGAATTAGAAGTTTTTAAAGGTGCCAAGAAAACTCTTGCTGGAATTGATTATATAATGAGTGAGGTTAATCGGGCAGAATTATATGAGGGGTGCGTTCAGGTTACTGAGCTTGACAAATTTTTAAGCCATTATGGGTTCGAAAGAGTTGAAACTACCTGGGATGGGTCCTCATGGGGCGATGCATTTTTCATTAAAAATAAATAACAGGAAGGAATTATATGAAGGGAAATAAACGAATGATCACAAACCCAAATTGTGTAAAATTTTGGACAATTAGATTAAAAGCCACTTCAGAGTATGAAGAAAGGCGAGGTATCGTAAAGGCTACGCTAACTGATCGTGAATTGGATTTAGATGATTTTGGCGGTGATAAAGCCAAAGCACTTAAATATTTAACTTCTGGGTACGGTGTTCGTTACCCATATTTTGATGAAAGAAAAGATGCTACGGCATATCGTGATTTTATTAATAAAAAATATTTTGATAGAATAACTCAAGCTTATGCCGAAACCCAAGTAATAGCAAATGAAGT